CAAACCATCGTCCTCTTCCAATGCGTAATATTCTGCTTCCTGTGTTCTGTTGTTTGTGGAACTGATGGCTGTGTACCTCGTAACAAAATCTGAAAAGCTGCTCGAAAACCTGTGTCTGCTCTCTATGGTTTCAACGGATGTATTGCCATACTTCCTAAGTTCCAACTTTCCTTCACGGTTGATGGTACAGAAACAGCCAAGCACCTGTGCCACGTAATAAATCACATCTCGCCATGTTTCGATGTCATTCTCGGAATAAATACCAAGCATAATGCTTCCATTCTTCCAAGCCATGATTTCCTCTTCCGTGTGTGCCAGTTCCACATCACAGTTCTCACAGGCAAGAGCAAGAAGCTGATATGCCGTACCGCTTGATACGATATTATTGAAGTCCTTATCAAACCGAAGCATATAATCGTATGCCTTAATGGCAAGACAGTTAACGGTTCGGTTGGCTTCACTTATCTCAAAAATACCGAGAGGTACTTCCTCATACGTCCCATCCTCAAGCTGAAGAAAGAAACTGATTGTGATTTCTGCTCCCTCCAAAGTATAGCGGTCGATGGATGAATAAAGGGTAATGCCAAGTTCGGCAGCATACACCGAACCAATCTCTATTTCGCTGTCACCACAACATTGATTTGTCACATAGGCACTGCCCTTAACGATATCCTTATTTTCAAACGGGTACTTCGTCCCTGTCTTGGTTACGATTTCCCCGTTGTAATAAAACTTTCTGGTGCTGTCCCGTATGGCAGCTTTATATTTGTCACTAACCGGATACATGATAGCACCCCTTTCCTAAAATTCCTGTAACGTAAAAGACACCTTCCACAATCCTTTGTAGGAGGTATCTTTCACAAGGCTGCATTTGTAGCCTTCCATATACATTTCCGTTTCCTTTATATCCAGTTCCTCCGTATCAAAATAGGCAACCTTTATCTTTGCCAATTTGTTATAAGCCGACAGCTTCTTAAGCCATGCCGGACTTACCTGAAAGGATACCGGAATACTTACCACTCCGCTCCTTAAGACATCCCTCTGCCTTGTCCCGGCTTCGGTATCCCCGGAAGTATCTGCTTCCACATCGGTGTATTCCACGTCATAAGAAATCGGAAGCGGTAAGTTCTCTCCGTTAAAATTCAAATACTGTATAAATGCCATGTTATCTGCCTCCTGACCTTAAGTTCTGTCTGCTCTGTGCGCTTACCACCACTTCATCAAGCAGAGTTCCACCGATATACACAGGGATGGAAATATCCCCACCGGCCATTTGCAGATTCTCCATACCACTTGCCACCGTCTGAATACCATGCATGATGTTTCCGAGAAGGTCAGACTGTGTGGACTGTGCTTGTTGAATGGTTCCGGCTGTTACGTTCGGATTAACCACCATATCGGTAGCCACACCCTTAACTGCATCCGTTACAAGTCCCTTACTCCGTTCTATGCCCTTGGCAAGTCCCTGCATAAAGTCAGGCATCCATTCCTCATATTCGGTAAGCGGACCTTCATCCGGTACAGAAAAGTGGAGAAAGGACTTAATCTTATCGGCAACACTCTTCACGGCATCACCGACTGCTCCGATGCAACTCTTGATACCGTTTACAAGTCCCATAACCAAATCCTTACCCCAAGTAAGAGCCTGACTGGCAAGACCAGTGATGTGGCTCTTAACCTTTGAGAAGCCGTCTTTTACTGCCGTGAACACTTTTGTCATGGCATTTTTAATGGAATTCAAAATACCATTGAAGATATTCGACACACCATTCTTTATCGCATTCAGAACCGTGGAAATCGTGTTCTTTATCGTGTTCCATATGGTGCTGATGGTACTCTTAATGGTATTCATAATGGTGCTGATTGCATTTTTTACGGCTGTGAAATCACCCGTAATCAATCCCTTAATACCGCTTACCACCGCAGATATAATGGTCTTGATTGCATTCCACACCGTGGTAAATACCGTCTTAATGGCATTCATGACCGTTGTCACAACCGTTTTGATGGTATTCCACACATTGGTTACCACGGTCTTAATCACATTCAACACGGTTTCTATAATGGTTTTATAGATATTGAACTGCGTGGTTACTATGGTTTTTATTACATTAAACACGGTTTCAAAAACACCCTTGATGGCATTCCAAGCCGTGGTAACCACAGTCTTAATCACACCGAACACCGTCTCAATTATGGTCTTGTAAAAATTGAAATAGGTTGTAACGAGCGTTTTTATAATCTCAAATACCGTAGTAAAAATGGTCTTGATGGCTTCCCATACTGCCGAGAAGAAATTCTTGATGGCATTCCATACTGCAATAGCCACCTGTTTTACATTCTCCCAAAGGTCAATCCAAAACTGTCTGAATCCATCGCAGTTATTCCACAAATAAATAAACGCAGCCACTAAAGCTGCGATTGCTGCTATGATAAGCACGATTGGATTAGCAAGCATGGTTGTGTTTAAGGCAGCAAATGCCGTCTTAACCGTTGTGATAACCGGACCAAGTTTCGGAAGAATTGTCATAATTGTTCCGACCGCACTGATTACCTTTCCCACCACAACAAGCACGGGGCCGATAGCTGCCACAATCATTCCCACAATGACTATAACCTTTTTCGATGTGTCACTCAGTCCTGAAAACCACTTCGTAAGTGCAGATATCTTTTCTGCCAAGGAAGTAATAATCGGAGCAAGCACGGACATGATTGCCGTACCAAGTTCGATGGCTGTGTTCTTCAACTGATTAATTGCCACCTGTATGGTATAAGAGTTGGTCTGCAACTTTTCAAATGCCGTATCCGTTGCTCCCGTACTGTTACGCATCTGCTCCAATGTTCCATTGAAGTTCTCTGCACTGTCCCCAAGCAGAATAAGTCCTGCCTTGGCAGCTTCCGAACTCGACCACATATCACCGAATGCAAGTCCCTGTTCCTCTGCTGCCCCTTCAATAATGGCAAGCACCTCTGAAAGACTGTATCCCTGTTCCATAAGTTCTGCGAAGGAACTTCCCGTCTTTTCCTTAAGGATATTTGATACGTTGGTTCCTGACTTACCTAACTCATTCAACATGGAGTTCATGTAAGTGGTGGATTCTGCCGTAGCCACACCATTGGCAGTCATAATCGCATAACCCGCACACAGCTGATCCAATTCCACACCATAGGCATTTGCCGTAGGAATTACCTTACCCATGGCAGATGACAACTCACCAACGGTTGTCTTACCTAAGTTCTGTGTCTGAATCAGCATATCGGATACTGCTGTTACTTCGCTTGCTTCCAAACCATACGCATTTAATATGGTGGTAAGAAGGTCAAGAGATGCTCCGGCTTCCGCAAATCCGGCTTTCGCCAGCTTCGTGGAATTGGTTACAAAGTTTACGGCATCCCCTGTGGACTGTCCGGCAGAGATTGCATTATACACATTTTCCGCTATCTCCGTTGAACTTATCCCCGTCTGATTGGAAAGGTCAAGGATTGCCTGTTCCAATTCTTCAAGAGGCACTTCCGTGGTATCTGCGATGGTTGATACCTTTGCCATGGCATCTTCAAAGTTCATTGCCATGTTTGCACTTGCCGTACCCGTAGCAACAATCCCAGCAGAAAGAACCGACATCTTTTTACCCACGTTTGATATGTTATTGCCGAGTGTCTGCATGGAACTTCCGGCATTGGCAATCTTCTGCAATGCCACGCTCGACTCCCCTGCCTGTGTTTCCAAATCTTCAAGAGCCTGTTCCGTCTCTATAATTTCCCTTTGCAGGGCATCGTACTGTTCTCTTGTAATCGTTCCGTTTTCAAGTGCAGTATTTGCCTGTTCACTTGCGGTCTTTAATGCCTCCAGCTTCTCCTTGGTAGCCTGTACTTCCTGTGTAAGTAGTCTCTGCTTCTGTGATAAAAGTTCCGTGTTGGAAGGGTCCAGTTTCAGCAGTTTCTCCACATCCTTAAGCTGTGTCTGCGTATTTCTGATTTCCCCATTCACACCCTTAAGGGCATTTGTCAGTTTCGTTGTATCTCCACCGATTTCCACGGTA